TAAGAAGGAGGAAAAGAAGTGAAGATCTACGCAATCCGTGACCGCCTGGTCGATTACTTCATGACGCCGTTCGCGGCGCATGAAGACCAGGGCGTTCTCAATTCCATCGCCAACCTGGTCAGCAACGAGGAGTCCAATGACCCAGTCAAACAAGCGCCGCACCACTTCGAAGTCTGGCGGCTCGCCGAAATCGACAACCAAGGGCACGTCAATGTCAGCCGGGAATTCCTCGCTGATTGTGCCTCCCTCATCCGTGCCGCACCTGGTACTGGACGGCATGCCACCGGACCAAGAGCGGGAGCGATACCGACGCCTGCAACAAGCGGCATCAGACCGCTTGGGCGCGCTCCTGCGGGCACCAATGCCCAAGAACGCACTGCTGCGGTCCCGTCACAAACAACGGATCGCCACGGAGCGCAGAACGATACGGGCGCTGACCGAACTACTTTCGTGAACGAACACCCGGCCGCCTAGCTGTACTAGGCAATAGCTGACACCAGCAAGTGGTGTCAGCAGGACCATCTGAATCTAGTAGCAGATGGTCCCACCCAGCCCCTAGGGCTGGTATAAGGGGGGCGGTAACGCCCCCCTTTACTTTAAGAGGAATCTATGAAACGCCGGCCTATCAAAGCTCGCAAGCACGCCAAATCGTTCAACAACGCGCAGAAAAAGCGCAAAGCAATCAATACGCCAGGGAATCTCTCCCGCGGCGGAATCCGGCTCTAAAGTGCCCTGCAAGGCACCCATACCGGCCTGGAGGCCCGCCTTAGGCGGGCCTTTACTATTCAGGCCGCCAACAAACGGCAGGGCGTACAACGAAATGCAGGTGCCTTGCGGCACCTGCATCCTATGCAGGGAGGAACAAGCAAGACAGACCGCAGTGCGGATCATGCACGAATCGCAGAGCTATGCTGACAACAGCTTCATCACGCTCACCTACGACGACAAACACCTACCGCCACACAACGGCCTCAGATACGAAGACCTGGTGAAATTCTGGAAGCGACTCCGCAAGAGAGTCGCTAAACAAGCAAAAACGAACAGAACTGTTCTACCCAAACTGCGTTACTACGCAGTGGGAGAGTACGGGGACAAGAACCAGCGGCCGCACTACCACGCATGCATATTCGGACACGCGTTTCTCGAGAACCGCGTGCTACTTAGAACCGCACCTACAGTCCTCTGGACAACGGCAGAACTCGCCTGGTGTTGGGGAATGGGACATGTAAGCGTGGGTGATCTGAACTTCGCGACCGCGCGCTATACCGCGCAGTACATCTGCAAGAAACTACGCGCGAAGCAAACATACGTCCGAGTGGACGAAACAACGGGCGAACTTATCGCCCTCGAGCAGCCCAGGGCATTCATGAGCAAGAACCTGGGCAAAGAATGGTGGAGCCGTTGGCACCAACAAACCATAGACCACGATCACGTGGTCATCGGTGGAATACCTCAAAAACCACCGAAAGCGTACGACCGCTGGCTAGGCGAAGCTAATCCGACAATAGTAGAAAAGATAAAAGAAGAGAGAAGAAAGAAAGCTATAGCGAATGCATCGACCTTAGAAAAGACGCACGCGCGCGCGCAAAATGCGCACGCACGCGCGAAGAATAAGAGCAAGAGCATCTGACGACGTGCGCCGTAGGCGCTCGTCAGATGCAAGAAAGGATATCCACAAGTTGCCCCCTGGAAGGGGACAACATGTGGATATCCGGAAAAGAGAAGAGAAGAGAAGAGGAGGACTGCTATCGCAGATCAAGTAAGACAGCAACACTGAGTAAATTCGAAACGTTCCGCCCTCCAGGGCGCAACGATCCATCTATCGATACTTGGAGCAAGACATGAACAGGAACAAGACAGCAAGGCAACACAACTTCGCCATCATCCCCGACAAGACGAAGCCCAGATCCAAATTCCGCATGCGACAGACGCGGAAAATGGGATTCAACGCAAGCGAACTCATACCAATCATGTGTGAGGAAGTGCTGCCAGGAGACACATGGCAGCACACGGAAAGCATCATGGCGCGTCTGGCAACACCTATCGCGCCGCTGGTCGACGACCTCGACCTTGAGACCTGGTACTTCTACGTACCGGCCAGAATCCTCTGGCCTGACTGGGAAGAATTCATTACTGGAACGGACGACGACCTCGTCATCCCAACCATATCGCCTTACAACGGCGTAAGTTACGAAATCATCCCAGGAGGTTTATTCGATCATTTCGGCCTGTTGCCACAGGCCTATTCGGCATCTACAACCTGCCGATTCAACGTGCTCCCAGTTTGGGCCTACTTCCAGATTTACAACCAGTGGTATCGCGACCAGAACCTGCAGGATGAATGGACCTGGTCAGACACCTGGGCAACGACAAGCAGCGACCAAATCTCAAACGGCACAGCCTGGGATCAAAGCTGTCTGCGCGTTAACAAGAGAAGCGACTACTTCACGCGATCACTTCCGTGGCCGCAAAAAGGCGACGCCGTATCACTTCCCCTGGGAGGAACTGCACCAGTCATCACTGGAACACCGCACCTCAGCGGCGCTCAAACCGGACTTGGACTCAACGCCGCAACCGGTGGCGCTGCACCATCGCAAACACTCGCGGTTACCGCGGGCGCTGCATCCACTACTGGAACCGGATACGCCGGCGGATACGCCGGTGTCTACCCTACCAACCTTTACGCAGACCTCAGCAGCGCAACTGCGCAGACCATTAACGCGATCCGACTGGCAAGCGTCACGCAACAGCTACTGGAACTTGATGCTCGAGGAGGAAGCCGATACATCGAAAACTTGTTAGCACACTGGAGCGTGCGAGCAAGCAACCGGGCACTTCAGAGACCCGAGTACCTGGGCGGAAATCGCATACCCATCACTATCAATCCAATCGCACAGACAGCGGCCTACGACGCAGAACCTGATCCGACTTCAGCGAGTGCCGTAGGCAACTTGGGCGCTGAAATGCACGCAAGCGGGCATAACAGATCATTCACCTACGCCGCAGAGGAACATGGATACATCATCGGACTTGCGGCCGTAAGAGCAACACCAACCTACCAACAGGGCACCAGGCGCTTATGGCTCAGGGATACACGCCTGGACTTCTGGGACCCGATCTTTGAAGGACTCGGAGAACAGGAAGTTGCCACTCAGGAAATCTTCCAATCACCGAACGGCGTCTACACCAACACAACCTGGGGATTCCAAGAACGAGCCGCGGAATACCGCTACACGCCTAACGAGATCACAGGACCACTCCGAAGCACTGCAACCCTTCCTCTGGACTGGTGGCATCTCTCGGAAGAATTCACGGGTGAACCTGCGCTTAACGATGACTTCATCACTGACAAGACGCAGGAGATCCTCGGAAGGTGCCTAGCGATCGACACAGCCACCAGTGAACAGTGGAGCTGCCAGATCATCATGGACATCCTGCATGAAAGTGTGGTCGCCCGAATGATGCCGGCATACAGCGTGCCTGGCATCAAAACCTTCTAAGGAGCACACATGGGATTCTTAGCAGGACTCGGAATCGCGGCTGACCTGGTAGGTGGAGTACTGGGCCATAGCGCCCAGTCGAAAGCTAACAAAACCAACATCAAGTTAGCTCGCGAACAAAGGGACTGGGACAAAGAAATGTCATCAACGGCGTGGCAACGCGCCGTGACCGACATGAAAGCTGCTGGCATCAATCCGATGTTGGCTGTTAGCCAGGGACCGGCAAGCACACCGTCAACAAGCGCCGCGACGGTAATTCCCGAAGATGCGGCTTCACGTGGTGTACACAGTGCAGCAAGCAAAGCATTGCTTAATCTGCAAGCACAACAACTGGAGGCAAACATCGGCCTTACCAACGCCAGCGCCTACAAGGCAACTCAAGAAGGACGCTCCGCGGCTGTCACCGCGGACAACGCTCCGGAACGCCAACACTGGGAAATCCAGAAACTCAGAAAGGAGATCGAAGAAGTCATCTCGAGATTCAGTCTCAACGACGAACAGAGATACCAGATCCACGCACTATTGCCCCTCCTGGAGGAAGCGCAGAAAGCTGGTATCGATCTCACCAAGGCACAAACGAACTCTGCGAAAGTCGCTAAGCAGCTCGCGGAACTCCAAGTCCCCGAAGCCGAAGTAACTGCGCAATGGTTCCGCAGCGCAATGGGGGGTGGCGGTCGAGTGACCAACGCCCTCAAGGACATCCTCCAAATCATCGGACTCATCAGAGGTAAATAACATGCTCAATCTCAAGCAACGACGCGAACGGGCTGCCTTCAAGAGCAGCAAACCCACAATGACTGACCAGTCTGCGGCCTCGCAGACTGACCTCAACGTGATCGTCAACCAGTTCCTGAAAACCGGTCAAAGCGCGAACGTCGGAATTCCGCGTTATGGCGACTTCAGTGATCTACCAACCGACCTACGGGGACTCATCGAGACGAGTCGCTCGATGCAACGCGAGCGGCGTAACCTGCCGCCGCAACTTCGAGAACTGTCGATCGAGGAACTGCTGGCATTGACGCCTGAACAAATCGCCGCGAAACTCCAACCACCGGCAGAACCGTCGGTTGATAAGAAGGAGGAAA